CACTCGTGTGAAAAAAGAAAATATACCCGTTCTCAAAAATATGTTTATTTCACAGGGTTGCATTTACAACAACGCCAGTCGCCTTTTTCGTTAATTAGAATAGCCTTGCCCTCGCAAAGTGGGCATCGCGCAAAGTGCATTATTTAAACCACAAGTAATATGCCGCGGTTAACAGACATACTGAGCAGCTTAGTATATATAACAATAAGTATATGGTAGGCCAGTCGTGTTGGATAGGTTTCTTCGCTACCTTTACAGCTCTATAGTGGGGAATTGGTGGAAGGGGTGAAAGTTTTGAGCCGAACAGTCGCTCGTACTGTTGGCATTTTCCACATAAGAAATTGTGTTCGAAGACGTCGGTATAAAGACAATGCATATTGCAGCGCCGACATCTTGTATAAGTTGACATCTACTTACTTTCGCCACGCACAGACGCCAGAGCGCCGCGAATTTCTGTTTTTACAGTCTTTGCGAACTCATCGTCATAGTGGTCATAGTTAGACATAATGACATCCTTGAGGACACTGTCGCGCATTTGTTGCTGCAGCGTTGAATCCAGCCTATCATATGCTATCTTTTGGAGCTTGGTCAGGTTATTTTCAATCAGGCCGTCGATTTCTGATTCATACCTTTTAAGCAAAAAGGGAACGTATTTATTAACTAGGAAACTGAATCGTGGTATACGAAAATAGGCATAAGCCCCAGCGCCAGCAACCACTGCTACCACAGCCAGAAGCTCTGGTGCCGCAGTTAGTTGGTCTAGTAGTCCTTCAAGTAGGTTCGTTTCGTTGCTCGTTGCGTTCGTAGTCGCATTAGCCGTTGTGTTATTTGTCATAGTACACCTTGTGGCGTGGGCCGCCAGGTATTGAAGTTATCCAATAAACCTTTTTTAACCAATAGCGTGGCAACCCACAATAATGTTCTATGTCTTGATTGTATTTAAAGGTTACCATTTCCTACAAAATTTACTACTTGATTGTGGGGGTGTAGGGCTTTTTTACACGGATAATCTAAATGGTAAGAATAAGAATTTACTGTAGAATACATAGGTAATCCTCGTTTTGCACATTCTTTTTGATATAACCAATCATAAGCGTCGTCGTACATAATATGCATCTTATCCATAGCTATTAGTTGTCCATCTTCACGTACTCCCACAGGCCATACCTTAAAACTCGTTGTTGTTTCTAATTCAGTATTATGTTCACGCATAATATCCATTCTGTACATAGTACTAAAACTACCAATCTCTTTTTTTTGCACAAAATCCCTTTCAATGGTTTTTATTATGGATTGATTTGGGAAATTAGCTACAGTCAAACATCCCCATTCGCCACGATTTTCTGCTTTCTTTCTTAACCAGTCTAGTTTATTTAACCACTCTTTGTTGAATAGGGTATCATCACCTATTATTACTACATAGTTTTTATCTGAAGAAAGTATACACATAGTTGCATTTTCGTGAACTCCTATATGAGTTGGCTGTGTATATAGGGTGACTTTATCTTTCTTTTTTAATTCATTCAGGATGTCTATGTTTTCTTTATTAAACGAACAATCGTCGTATACATAAATCCTGTCACATAATGATAAATCACTTTCAAATAAAGAATCAATAGTCATTTGTAAAGATTTGGGCCTATTCCACGTTGCCATACAAATGTCATACTTAATCATTCTTCTTAACCTTAATAAATTCTTCAGGCTCGCAGGGTTTGTGATAGAAGGCACACCATTCACACAGTTTCTGCGGTACCAGTTCGTAGTTTTCGATATCGGTGCCGCGTTTTTCAAGGTCATCGTGTACGCCGCGAATTAGATTTTGTGCCTCATCAATTTCAGACTGCGTGATGCGAACAAAGTAGGATTCATCATATCTTAACCAGTCAATACCCGCAAACATTGGCATTACGCCTGTGTCTTTGTAATAAAGAAGTGCATATATAATCAATTGACGATAATAATCTTCGGGGACCCAATGACCGTATCGTTTACTGGTCTTGTAATCAACGATAGATATGTTATCTTCGAAGTCTTTCACTACACTGTCGATGATACCCATTGTTTTGAATTCTTCATTATGGATTCGTTGTTCAGCAAAATGCGGCTTTAACTGATGTAGGGCGTGGTAAGGGGATTTAGCCACGCCCCAATCAATCAGTTCGTTTAATTTCTTTTCTATCTTATGGCAGAAGTTAATCAAGAGTTCTATTGTTTCCCTTTCCATAACATCCCCATCTATGTTGGGGTCTTTGAAAAGCCACGCTTTAGTTTCGTGCAATTCTTTCCATTTCTTGCGGAATTCCAGTACAGCCCATTCCTGTGGTTCCCCATTGCGCCACTTGTGTGGTGTCTTGAATTCTTTAGAGAAAATATCTTGAAGGATATTATGGACAACGGTGCCTCGAAATAAGTGGAGGGTTAACTTATCGGGCAATTTTTCAATGTATCTGTAATAGAATGCCCGAGGACATCGCAATAACAGGTTAATTTTAGAGGGAGATAAACGATGTTCGCTTGGTTCCCAATTTTCTGGCTGGATGGTGGCGCCTTCATCATCTAAAGTGACGGTGAAAGATACGCCAGTTGTTGCGTCTTGAGTTTTTGTCATACTTGTTGATTGTATACCTGATATATAAAACCTGTGAGACTACTAAGCATATGCTTATACTAAGTATATACTAAGAATATAATATACTATAGCATATGATGTGAAATAATATACCGTGCTTACCAAAGGTTTAAATATTTTCGTCTCCAAAAGAATATATGGACAGGGAACTTTGGAAGTACTTAGTTTCCTACGTGTTAATGTCTGGACTGTTTTTCTACCTATTGAGGAGGTGGGTATGATGAATAAAGACGCAATAAGGATGATATTGGGGATGGCAGCATTTGTTGCCTTATTCGCAATGATAGGCCTTTTGTAAAAAGCTTTAAATAATAAACCAACCAAGGAATTACTATGCCTGAAGAAGATGAGGGTCTTTAGAATGACAGCGGATGTAGACCAATGAACGGAGACGAAAGATTTACTAATCTAATGATGGCGGCTGTAGCCGCACCTGTAGTTATAGCTTGGGTGGGACTCTCTATCTTTTTGGTAGTGATGGCATTTAGGGACCCAAGTGTGGTAGCAGATATTGAATCTTATAAATCTGTTTTATTGATTATAGGTTCACCTGCCCTTGTTATTATATATAAAGTGTTAGAATTGTGGACTGCCCAGCAGAACAGTAATATTGAACAAATTAGAAAATCAACGTTTGAAAATGGAGATGACCACGACCACGACCACAAGTAAGCGATGCTTTTATATATTAGACAAACCTATTATATAAATATGTTCCAATGTCACGCTTGCTATACCGACTTCGACGCCCGCGGAATCACTGCAAATATTCAGTGGTTTAGGAAAGAGAAGTGTCCTAATTGTGGATGCGATATCGGTATTGATTTTGACCCAGAAAATTTTGCACCACTAGACTATAAAGAACCCGTAGTTGAAGATGAACCTGACCTTGATGAAGAAGTAAGTTCTTATATAGAACAAATAGATTTTAATGATTTTACAGTGGCCGAACTTAAAGAAGAACTTACTGAGTTAGGATTATCTACGAAAGGTAAAAAATCAGTATTAGCAAAAAGACTGGAAGAATTTTTAAAGGAGGAATAAATATGGCTGATAAAGGAAAAGTATTATACTATAACGGCGATGGCAGCGGAATAGCTGAACCACAAGACCTTGAATGTACACCCAATGTAGCATTTATAGAAAAGAAACCCAAACCCCCAACTTACACGACTTTGAGTAGGGGTACATCTGGAGAAGGCGGAGATAATTCTGCTTAAAAAATGGAGAAACAATGAACGATTTTGAAAGTGAAGAATTACGACAACAAGTTGATGGATTACACGAATTGGTAGAAGTTCTTTTATCTTGTATAGACCTAGATGATTGTTGTTTATCCGATGAGGAGTGATAACGTGGCTTATAAAAGAAAAGCAAAGAAAAAAACCGCAGTTAAGAAAAAACAAGCTGCGGCACGGAAACGGCCTGGCGGTTCTAATGTAGGAAAATATAAGGGAGTGAAAGCTTTTGCAGGTCCATCGGGAGGAGCACCTGCGGGAAGTTTTCCTATTAATACTTTAAAGAGAGCTAAGTCTGCATTGAAGTTAGCACATAATGCTCCACGGCCATCGGGTATAAGAGCAGCGGTATATAGAAAATATCCACAGTTGAAACCCAAAGGTAAGAAAAAGAAATGAGTATTGAATCGGTAAATGAATATGAATCGCGTTTAAGAGAGAGGGTGGGTGAAGGTGAATACGAAAGGCATAAAGAACTTGTTCGCTTATTGGCTCGCAATCTGGCAGTTGAAGATGTTCTATGGGAAGAAATAATAGAACATATAAAAGATATAGAATTACGTAGTGTACTTCTTAAACAAAGAAATCAAATAGTGAGGGATATTCATACAGAATTTCGTGCTCTGAATATAGAAATACCAACTATTGTAGAGAAGAAGACCGAAAGCTTTATGAGCTTTCTAGGGGATTTATCTGATGATGAAAACAGTGAAGAACGAAACGATGAAGCTGAAGAGCGCGATATCCGGAAGGAATAGTTATGATTCTATCCAGATGGAAAAGTTTTTCGAAGAGATAAGACTTGACGAAAAGAAAATGGAATTACTGGTTCGTGCCTTTTGTGAAACGTATTTAGTAGATGCTAATCAAAGACCACTAAGGTTAAGACCACTTCAATTGAAAATCATAACCAAATCATTAACGTATCCAAAAGGAAATCCCGATGTACAACGTAAGATGGCAATTCTGGCGCCTCGTGGCAGTGGTAAGTCGTGGGCACTTTCAGTGGCCGTTGTTATATGGATGTTTTTTCGCCGCTTTAGGGACGTAGTGTTTGTTATTGCCCCCTCAGAAGACCAAGCTGCCTTGATTTTTAATTACGTTTATCGGCATTTTAGAGATAATGTTTTTCTTAATTCTTTGATTGGTGCATACAAATTGCATAACAAGCCCTCAATCAAGATGAAGGGAGGTACTTTATTACGCAGAGCACCCATTGCTCCAAGTAATCAAGGACAGGCGATACGTGGTCAGCACCCGACCTTTTTAATAGTTGACGAAAGTCCTTTAATAGCTGACACCCTCTTTATAGATAATGTAGAACCGTGTATTGTAGCGAACAAGGCACCCTTTATTAATTTAGGGACTCCTAAAAGTAAAGAAAATCATATGCATCGGTATTTGTATGATGAGAGTTATGCAGATACTTTTGAAAGAATGCATTTCAATTGGAGGGACGCGGTTATAAAAGGAGAAGCATACGAACCACCATATGATGAAGAGGAAATGTTAAACAAAATGATAGAGTGGGGAGAAGATTCCATTCATTGGAAAACGGAATATGAATGTGAATTTGTAGAAAGTGTATCGAATGTATTCAATACCCAGCACTTGAGGAATTGTTTTGATGACTACGCCTTCATTAGACCCGAAGCCATTGAGCTCGATGGAAAGGAATTCACTAATTGTAGTGTCGCTGTTGACATTGGCAAATCTGTTAATAGCACAGTTATCAGCGTCTGGACTACCGAAAAATCTGAAGGGGGAAATATTGCACGTCTTATATACTTGGAAGAAATCGGTCCTAAATCTGGGGGACACGATATACCATATCAGCGAGAACGTATTATGGCAGTTGCAAGAAGTTTTAGCGCCTCACGCGTTATTATTGATGCTACTGGTATTGGTGGTGCTTTTGAGCAGGAGATACGTTTAGAATGTATTCCAGACAGTATACATTTCATTCCTTTCGTTTTTACAGGAGGGCCAAAAGGTACTAAAACTTATGCTTATCGTGATTATGTATCGTTTGTGCAAAAAGGCCTCGTCCGTGTTCCAAACCCCGAAAACTTAACGGGTTTGGATAAGAAACTTATGTGGAAATGGTATAAAGAACATTCTATTTTAGAATACGTGATGGATGCTACACAGAAGACAGAGAAAATCGGGGCACCTACTGGAAAACACGACGATTATTGTGATAGTTCTGTGATGGGTATACAAGCAACATTAGGAATGTTACCCGCTGAAAGTAGTTTTACGTCTGTTCAAGTAGGAGCAAACAGACGTCGAGGTGGTGCTTACGGTGGTATGGGAATGGCTACCACAGGGCGTCGCGCTCCAACCTTTTTTAAACGAGCTCCTCGTGGTTTATAAGGAAAACTATAAATATCACCGAAAAGTATATAATTGTAGGTCATTAATGGGTTTGGGCGATTGGATAAGCCGGAGATTTGCCACTAAAGGTAAAAATCCTCCGTTTAAAGAAGATGAGCCGATGGGCTTTGGAGAAGGTATAATCCGAAGATTACACCTCACAAACCAGTCCGGTGCGTATCGTTATGAAAAACATATAGGCGATAATCGTAAGTATATGAATATATATTTAGCTGACCCTATTATTAGAACTTTAATTGACCTTCCTTGCCTCTATGCTGTCAAAGATGGTTATGATATTGTAACTGATGATGAAGATTTACGTAACAAAATACAAAAATTATTTTTAGATATCAATATTGATATGACTATTTATGGTTGGTTAAGGAATGCACGGATTTTTGGTTCAGGATATTTGGAATGGACAGGGGATAATCTTATTTTACGTTCATCACAGAATATGTTCGTGCAGAGAAATGAGCACGGCCAATTAATGTATTATTATCAGGATATAGGAATGGATAGTGAAAACATTCGATTTGAAGCAGATGAAATTATAGAGTTGCAAAATAACCCATTTGATGACTATGCTTATGGTTTATCTGATGTTCATACAGTAATGTATCTTGTTGATTTGAAAGATTATGCACTTAGAGATATAGGTATTGCGTTGAATAAACACGCAGTTTCTAGATTTGACATTTCGTGTGGTCTTCCAGATATGCCCTATGGCCCTGACAAGATTAACGAAATTGTTTCAGCTTTTAATTCATTACAACCTGGAGAAGATATAATACACGGCAATGATGTCCAAATAAAAGAATTGGAGGGAGCCAACCGCGCTTTTGAATATGGTAAATATACTGAAGATATTATGGATAAGATACACATTGCTTTAAAAGTTCCTAAAACAATGTGGAACAATCCTGAACAAGCGCGTCCTATTTTTGAACCTTATGTTAAATATTTACAAAAGGCGGTTGAATCGGCAATTAATTCCCAATTGATGCCGCAACTTGGCGATGATATACGATTTGTCTTTAGGCAGCTAAACGTGGAAGACGCCTTTACAAAGGCCAAGACAGATATGATATACTTGTCTGAAGGAGTACTTGCTTCTTCAGAAGTAAGGGCAGAGAGAGGATTGGACCCCAAAGGCACAGTTGACCTCCAACCTACTGCACCCAATGTTAATGTTTCTGGTGGTAAGAACGTGGACAAAAAAGAAGAGTCCCAACGAACTGAGAATCGAGGAGGGGGCACCACAAAGAAGGGCGATGTTCGTAAAACAGCACGTCGAGCTTACGAACCCAAGAAAAAAGGAAATCAACCAGCCGCAAATGCGTCGGGAGACAGAAAATGAGTCAAGTAAAAAAATGTGTATCAGAACTAAGCATAAGGTTAAAAAAACGTGGTATAGAAAAATATCAGGCAATGGCACAGAATATGTGTTCAATGTGGGCTGATGAGAACGGTATCGAAAAAGAATTCGGTTTTCTACAGCACGGTGTAGTAGATGTGGAAGAAACTAGAAAAACATTTGCTCTGGAGTTTTCTATTGAGGATATTGAAGCAATGGATACTGGCATAGTAGATGATATTACTGAATTTTCTGTACGAGCTATCACATCAGGACCGCACGAGTACACAAAAAACGACGAAGAACACAAGGTTTATATAGAACCGGAACTACTTAAAGATAATATAGAGCTCTTCCGGGAGCTCCCTATATATGTGAATCACCAAAGGACGCCTGAAGATTTAATCGGAAAGGCAATAAATCCAGAGGTTGAGGAACTAGAAAATGGAAAGATAGCCATTAAAATGTTGGCCCAGATTACTGAACCAACAGAAAGGGCTAATGAAGTGATAGGAAAGGTAAAGGACGGGAACATTACGAATGTAAGCATCGACTGGTTCTCTAAGGACGTCGATGTTATGGGTGACATTTATGCCACCAATATTCGTCCTGTTGAAGTGTCATTTATCGAAAACGAAAAGATGGAAGCTGTTTGTGGGGAATGTACGATTGATATGGAATGTAATACACACGGTGAAAAACAAATGGAAGACAAAACAGAAACAGGTTGTTGTGGTGCGTCTTCTAGTGGAAAGTCGTGCG